TGCGCCAGTCCCGCGAGGTCGCCGATCGCTGGATCAACAAGCTGGGCGCCGCGCCCCAGGGCAAGGTCGGCAATCTGATCAACGAAATTTTACGCACCCTGTCGTTTGACGTGACGCTTTTTATGCAAAGCGGCAGCCTCGATGAGGAGAGCGCCCCGGCGGTGGTGGGCATGCTCAAAGATTTGGCGCTGACCTCGATGCGGCTGGAGAAAGCCGCGAATCTGAACGTGGAGAGGGAGACCGAAATCCGCCAGCAGGCTCTGGAAGAAGCAGCTGCTGCTGTGGGTGAAACAGCCCGTGAAGCCGGTGTGTCGACTGAAACCATTGCTCGCATCCGGCGGGATGTACTGAGGATGTCCGCGTGAAAAATGGTGCCGCCAAAAATATCCCGGCCAATCCGGACGGGCTGTTTCTCCCCTATCAGGAGCGCTGGATCCTCGATCGCAGCCGCCTGAAGCTGATGGAGAAGGCCCGGCAGATCGGTTTGTCCTGGAGCACGGCCTATGCCGCCGATGAGCGCACCTCCGAGGCTGGGGCAAAGTGGGACCAGTGGATCTCCTCGCGCGACGATCTGCAGGCGCGCCTGGTCATCGAGGATTGCAAGATGTTCGCGAAGGTTCTGCAGTTGGCGGCCGAGGATTTGGGCGAGCGCGTCATCGACGAAGACCGCAAGATCAGCGCCTACGTGCTGCATTTCGCCAACGGTCGCCGCATTCATTCGATGAGCTCCAACCCCGACGCCCAGGCCGGCAAGCGCGGCGGCCGCATCCTCGATGAGTTCGCGCTGCACCCCGATCCGCGCAAGCTCTGGAGCATCGCCTACCCGGGCATCACCTGGGGCGGCAACATGGAAGTCATCTCCACCCATCGCGGCAGTGCCAACTTCTTCAACCTGCTGATTCGCGAGATCCGCGAGCACGGCAACCCAAAGAAGATCAGCCTGCACCGGGTCACGTTGCAGGATGCCCTCGATCAGGGCTTTCTCTGGAAACTGCAGCAGTCGCTGCCCTCCGATCACGAAGTCATGGAGATGGATGAAGCGGCCTATTTCGACTTCATCAAGAGCGGCTGCGCCGATGAAGAGTCCTTTCAACAGGAATACATGTGCGTGCCGGCGGATGACGCCAGTGCATTTTTGGAATATGACCTGATCGCCGGTTGCGAGTACGGCCAGCAAGAGACTTGGGAGATCGACTGCAGTCAGGTCAAAACCGAAGGGCGGCTGTTTGCCGGACTCGACATCGGCAGAAAGAAAGACCTCACCGTGCTGTGGGTGCTGGAGCTGCTCGGCGACGTGCTCTACACCCGCATGGTGGTCGAACTCAAGAATATGAGTAAGCCCGACCAGGAGAAGGTGCTCTGGCCGATCATGGCCAACATGGACCGCACCTGTCTCGACTATACCGGCCTGGGGATCGGCTGGGGGGACGATGCACAACGCAAGTTCGGTGGTTATCGCGTGGAGTTGGTGACCTTCAGTGCGCGGGTTAAAGAGGCTCTGGCTTATCCGGTGCGCGGCAAGATGGAAGACAGGAAGTTGCGCATCCCCTATAAGCCAGAAATCCGCGCCGACCTGCGCGCCGTGACCAAGGAGACCACTGCTGCCGGCAATATCCGCTTTACCGCCGAACGCAGCGAAAACGGCCATGCCGACCGCTTCTGGGCGTTGGCGCTGGCCATCGAGGCGGCAAGCAGTCCAATGGAAGAAACCACCATCCTCTCCGCCGCGCCCAGGGCTGCGGCGGGCATGTTCAGGGGGTACTGATGCCGGGATTGTGGCTCACCGAAAACCAATACGTCGACTTTGCCGAGACGCCCGATCGCGCGGCGCTGACCGGCGAGTTGGCGACGCGCGGCAATGCCATGGAATGGCTCGATCTCATGGGCATGCTGCCGGATCCGGATCCGGTCCTGCGCAAGCTGGACGATGGCGGCGTGAAGGTGTTCGAGGGCCTGCTGGCCGACGGTCACCTGATCAGCGTGGTGCAGTCGCGCAAATTGGGCACCTTGAAAAAGGAGTTCCGCTTCGAGCCGGGCAGTCTCAAGGGCGAGGAGCCCTCGGCCGCCGCCGTCAAGCTGCGTGACGACCTGGTCGAGGATCTGGAAAACGTCGACCTGTACAACCTGGTCAGCAGCATCCTCGATGCGCCGCTGTACGGCATGAGCCCGGTCGAGATCCTCTGGGCATCCGGCGATGCCCGTCTGCGTATCGCGGATCTGATCGGCAAGCCGGTGCGCTGGTTTGGTTTCGATACCGACAACCACCCCAGGTTTCGCAGTGCCGGCAACCCCTGGCAGGGGGAGGATCTGCCGTTCGGCAAGTTTGTGTTTGCGCGGCACTTCCCGACCTATGACAACCCCTACGGGCTGCGGCTGCTGTCGCGCTGCTTCTGGCCGGCGGCGTTCAAAAAGGGCGGCCTCAAGTTTTGGGTCACGCTGGCGGAGAAGTACGGCATGCCGTTCCTGCTTGGCAAATACCGCCAGGGCGCGCCGCCGTCGGAGCAGCAGGACATGCTCAATAAACTGGCCGGCATGGTGCGCGACGCCTGCGCGGTCATCCCCCAGGGCGGCACGGTGGAGATCCTCGACAACAAGGGCGGTGCCACGGCGGACATCCACGAGCGACTTAAAAGCGCCATGGACGCCGAGATGAGCAAGGTCATCATGGGCCAGACCCTGACCGCCGAGGTCAGCGCCCAGGGCGGCTCCCGCGCCCAGGGCCAGGTGCATGAGGATATCCTCGAGGATTTCCGCGATGGCGACCAGAAGCTGGTCAAAACCACCATGGAGGAGATCGCCTGGCTCTACGGCCGAATCAATGCGCCCGGGGTGCCGACGCCGTCGTTCAAGTGGTACGAGGAGGAGGAACCGCAGAAGGAGTTCGCTGATCGGGACAAGACCCTGCAGGAGACCGGCGTGCGCTTTCGCAAGAGTTATTACGTGCGCCGCTATGGATTGCAGGAGGACGACTTTGATCTGACAGGCGAAAAGCCGCAGCCGTCGGCGGAGTTCGCCGAACCGGGTGCCGCGGGTCGTGCGGATCTTATAGAACAACTGACCGCCCAGGCTTTGGATCAAAACGACGGCAGCGAGCTGGTCGAGGCCGTGTATGGATTGTTGACCGAAGCGGCCAGCCTGGAGGAGGTCCGCGACCGGCTGCTGGATCTGTATCCGGACATGGCGCTGGCGTCCACCGGGGAGGCGCTGGCCCAGGCGTTGGCCCTGGCGGAGCTGCAGGGCCGCGCCGACGTGGAGGATGAGGCATGAGTGTGACGGCTGTCGATCTGCCGTTTACAGAGGCGATCGCCTTCTTCCGGCAAAAGATCAACATCCCCACCCGCCGTTGGGACGATCTGTGGCAGGGCATGCACGCGCGGGGGTTCATGATCGCCGGGGCGCAGCGCGATACCCTGCTGGCCGATTTTCGCGGCGCCATCGACAAGGCGTTGGCCGAGGGCGGTACCCTGGCCGACTTTCGCAAGGACTTCGATCGCATCGTGGCCACCCATGGCTGGAGCTACAACGGCAGTCGCGGCTGGCGCAGCCGGGTGATTTTTGAAACCAACCTGCGTACCGCCCACCAGGCAGGTCGCTATAAGCAGATGACCGATCCGGACGTGGCCCGCTATCGCCCTTACTGGCGCTATCGTCACGGCGACAGCCGCCAGCCGAGGCTGCAGCACCTGGCTTGGGACGGACTGGTCCTGGCGGCGGACGATCCCTGGTGGCAGGCCCACTATCCGCCCAACGACTGGGGCTGTAAGTGCTTTGTCGAAGCGCTCAGTAAACGGCAGTTGCAAAAGCTGGGCAAAGCCGAGCCGGATCAAGCCCCCCAGTCGCCCATCGACCCGAAAACCGGTGCGCCGGAAGGAGTCGGTAAAGGCTGGGATTACAACGTGGGCGAGGCGGCCTGGGGTCGTAACGACGCGGCGCGGCTGATGGAGGATCAGGGGCCGTGGAACGATCTGCACCCGTGGGGTCCGAAAATGAATGGCCGGCCCGCCCAGCTGAGTACCGATCGTGCGGTGGCCAAGCTGGGGCATCCGGTGACCAAAGGCGATGAGGCCGGTTTGCGCCGGGCGCTACGGCAGGCTATCGGCGGCGAAGCGGTGGACATCGCCGACCCGACCGGCACGCCGGTCCGGGTGACCCAGGCCCTGGTCGACCACATCCTTGCAAAACCGGACTCCCGCTGGGACGGGCGCGATGCTTATTTCCCCCTGATTCGCGAGCTTATCGAGGATCCGCAGGAGATATGGATCAACTTTGCGCAGAGCCAGGTATCCGGCCGGGTGGCCCTGCGGCGCAAATACGTCAAGCTGGTGAGCCTGGATAGGGATCGGGTGTTGGGCTTGTATGCCGAGATCGAAAACGGCCAATGGGTAAGCGGCGATATGTTCCGGGGGAGCGTGAGCGGTTTGAAAAACCTGCGCAAGGGGCGGCTGGTGTATGGCAGGAACTGAGACTATGACCTCCGTGCAGATCACGTCGCCCGGCAACCGGTTAGCGGGGCACGGCCCAACCGGCACCTGCATGTTCAATCCTAAAGGCTGATTAAGGAAAAGTCAATATGTCTGGAGCGGGACAGGAAATCACGGTAGCGATTGACGATCGGGAGGTTCAGGACGCCCTAAAGCGCCTGGTCAAGGCGACCGGCGATCTGACCCCGGCCATGAAGAACATCGGCGAATACCTGGTGCAGGCCACCGAAGGGCGGTTTGACAGCGAAACCGGCCCTGACGGGGAGAAGTGGCAGGAGGTCAGCGACGCAACCCGGGCGCGCAAGAAGCATCCCAAGGTGCTGACCGAAAGCCATCGCTTGCGCGAGTCGATCCATCCCGAGCCCGGCAAGGACTCGGTCACCATCGGCACCAATGTCCCGTATGCCGCGATCCACCAGTTCGGGTTTTCCGGCCAGCTCAATATCCCCGCCCATACCCGGCTGATCAAGACGGCATTTGGCAAAGAGCTAAAGCATCCGGTGTGGGCGCGCATCGAACCCTATACGCTGCAGCAAAACATGTCGGCGCGGCCGTTTCTGGGGATCAACGACGAGGACAAGGAAGAGATCCTGGCCATCATCGAAGATCACATCGACATGGCCCTGGAAAAATAGCCGCTCAATCGCCGCACGGCGTTTAACGGGCAAGCCCCCGTATTTTTCGAATGCGTCCAATACGGGGGAATTTAAAGAGGGTTTAAACGGGGTTCAGGAGCAAGTCTCTGCCGCCCCAACGACAGGAGAGCCACGCATGAATCGAGTGCATATTTTCAAGCCCGGCAAATACGTCGCCACCAACGGCCAGAGTTACGAATTCACCGAAGCCATGTTGCAGGCGGCGGCCGATGCGTACAGTCCGGATCTGCACGAGGCGCCGATCGTGCTGGGGCATCCCAAGCACGACGACCCGGCCTACGGCTGGATCAGCAAGCTGACCTTTGCCGACGGCCAGTTGTGGGGCGAGCCCGACCAGGTTGATCCGGGCTTTGCCGAGCTGCACCAGGCGGGCCGCTACAAGAAGCGCTCGGCCAGCTTCTATTCGCCGGACGATCCGCGCAATCCGAAACCGGGCGTATTCTACCTGCGCCACCTGGGCGTGCTCGGTGCGCAGCCGCCGGCGGTCAAGGGTCTCAAGGCCGCCAACTTCGCCGAAGATGAAAAACCGATCTCCATCGAGTTCGGCGACTGGAGCGATCGCACCATCGCCCGGGTACTGCGCAAGATGAAGAACTTTTTTATCGATCAGTTCGGCAAGGACAAAGCCGACCAGCTCATCGATGAATGGGAGCTTGAGGAAATCACTACCGAAGCTTTGCGCCCCGCGCCGGTTAACGCAGAGCCCGTCAACCCCGAGTTCGGCGAACCGCCGAGAAAGGAGAGTCACATGACTCCGGAAGAGATCGCGGCCAAAGAGGCCGAACTGGCAAAGAGGGAAGCACGATTGAATCAGCAGGAGGCGGCCACCCGCAAGACATCGGATGCCGCTTTTGCCGAACAGCTGGTCAAGGACGGCAAACTTTTGCCGCAACACAAGCCCTTTGTGACGGACTTCCTCGAGGCCATCGATGGCAATCAGGTCGAAGTGGCTTTCTCCGAAGGCAAAAAAGTCTCTCCCAGGGAGGCGTTTTGCCAGTTCCTCGAAGACCTTGGTAGCCATCCGCTGTTCAAAGCGATGACCAAGGAGCCCGAGACGACGGAGCAGGGCACCGCGTCCTTCGCCGAATCGTTGACCGATCGCGTTTAATCACTGACCTGTTACAGACCACAAGGAGATCATCATGGCAATCAACGGCAAAACCGCAAGCTTTGCCCGCAGCGAAGAAAAAGCCGGCCTGCCCGGGCACGGGCCGGTGCTGGTGGGCATTTTACTGACCGCCTCCTCCGGCGTCTTCCCGCTCGGGTTGCTGCTCACCCGCGATAGCGCCGACATCGGCCAGCCGCTGCAGGTGGTGGCGGTCGAAGTCCTCGGCGCCGGCGACGGGGCCACCAAGGATTTTACCGGCACCCTGGGCGACGGGCTGCCCATCGAACCCGGCACGCTCGCGATCACCGACGGGGTCGAGGCGTTTGTCGATGACGGTAGCGGCCGGCTGGTCGGCGACGCCGGCGGCAGCGGCACCATCAACTACGCCACCGCCGTGGTGGCGGTGAGCTTTGCCGCCAACGTCGTCAACGAGGTCGACGTCACGGCCGACTACATCACCCGGGTCGATGGCGTGCTGGATCAGGAGATCGACACGGCCGCCGAAACCTCCGGCAACGCTGTGATCCACGGCACCGTGGCCACCCAGGCCCTGAAGGTCGGCGCCGTCGCCAAAGCCGCGCCGTCGGCGGCACTGCTCAAGAAACTGCGCCGCGCCGGCATTTACCCGATATAACCGCCTCGCGCCGAATTTAACAAACCCAAGGAGAGCTCTTCTATGAACAGCATTCGCAACCTGTTTACCGCTGCCGCCATCGTGCAGTATCTCAAAAGCCTGCCGGTAATCCGCACTCCGGTCATCGACACGGTATTCGCCAACCGCCCGCAGCTGGGGTTGCCGGTCGTGGGCCGTGACGATGTGAACACCGTGGTGCGGGCCATGCCTCTGACCCGGCGCGGCGCGCCGTCCATCTCCATCGCCTCCGGCAGCGGTCAGGCCGATTTTTTCGAGCCGTTCCCGATCAATCCGGACGTCTTTGTCGGAGCGCACGACATCAACAACCTCAAAATGCTCGGTCAGGCCAGCAAGGAAGCCTGGGCCCAGCAAAAAACCGACCTGCTGCGGCGTACCATCCGCGAAACCACCGAAGCCATGGCGGCCATTGCCATCACCGGCACCCTGGCCTGGCCGGTGCAGCTCGAGGGCGGCGTGTTCGACACCTACCAGGTGGTGTTCGGCACTCCCGTCGCCTACGTGCCGGATAAAAAGTGGGATGCGGCCGACGCCAAGATCAGCCACGTCATGCAGCAACTGCAGGACGTGCAGGAAGCGCTGCAGGACAACGGCTACGGCAGTGTCATCGAATTCTGGGCCGGTAAAGCCGCCTTCGCCGCCTTGCTGGTGGTGGTGGAAAAGGTGACCACCACGGCCAAGGTGCGGGTGGAGATCTCCGACAAGGGCATCGACATCGGTGGCTACCTGGTCAAGCGCCGCACCGAAAAGCATCGCAACCCCCAGACCGGATCGATGGTGCCCACCGTGGCCGACAACGATCTGGTGGCCATCGCCATGGACGCCGGGCACGTGATGCCCTACGCCGCCCTCGACGATCTGGACGCCAACCTGCAGCCGCTGCCCATGTTCGTCAAGCCGATCGCGAAGCAAAACCCCAGCGGCATCCAGCTGGTCGGCAACAGCAAGCCGTTCCCGTCGCCCAACATGAAGGGCATCGCCAAGGCCACGGTGACCGGCTGATCGACAGGTCCAGGTGAATAACCGCCGGGGCGGCCCTGCCGCCCCGCCAACCTAAACCCGAGGGCATTATGTATTGCGGCATCAACGACATTCGCGAGCGGATCCCCGAAGAGATTCTGGTTCAGCTGACCGACGATGCCAATGCAGGCAGCATCGATGATACCAAAGTCTCTGCCGCCATCGAGCGGGCCGATCGGGAGATCGACACCTGGTGCGCCGGCCGCTACCAAGTGCCTTTTTCCCCGGTCCTGCCAATCATCGCCGAGCTTTCAGCGGACATGGCTGCCTTCCACCTTTATGCCCGGCGGCAGGAGATCATCCCCGAGGCGCGAGCGGCGCGCTACAAGGACAACGTGGCTCTGCTCAAGGAGATCGCCAAAGGTACGGTAAAGCTGCCCGGTGCGGACGGAGCGGAAACGGCCGTCGAAACGGACGGCGGCATGCTGACCAGCACCCCGACCCGGCTGTTTGGTTCGGACACCCTGGATCAATTTTAAAGAAGGGAAGGCCATGACCTACGAAGCCCTCGAGGACGCCTGTCAATCAGCCCTCGAACCTCTGTTGAACGAGGGTTTAAAAACCCTTAAAAGCTACGGCGGAGAGTTCAGCCCTGACAGCTTCGGTCAGTTTCCCATCCAGTATCCCGCAGTGATGATCTGCGTGGCCGGGCTGAACAACGAGGCCAAGGGGAACATGGATATGCAGGATCTGGAGGTGGTGATTTACGTCGCCGATCGCAACCTGCGCGGCGAAGATGACGCCCGGCATGGCGCATACCACACCATGGAGCAAGCCCGGGGCAAGCTCAACCGCCTGGGCATCAATGGCGCCGGCAGGCTGGCACTGAAAAGCGAAAGCCTGGTCGGCTACAGCCGCAAGCTGACCCTGTGTGTCATGCAGGCCACGTACCGGCTCAAAGTGCAGCAACCCGCATCCTTCAACTAACGGAGAATCACTATGGACAGTTTCCTCGGCGCCGGCGATCTGTATTTCGATCGCCTCACCGACGCCGGCGTCTCCCAGGGCGCCAAACTCGAGGGGGCATGCAGCGCGTTTGCCCTCAACCCCGAATCGGAAATCAAAGAGCAGACCGGCAAGGGCCGCAGCAACTACGGCCAGGTCATCGCCGCCGCCACCCTGCCCGGTAAAACCAACATCAAGCTGACCCTCAATCAGCTCGACGCCGACAACCTGGCGGTGGCGTTTTTGGGCGACGTGGTCACCGGCCAGCAGGCCTCCGGCAGCATCGATGCCGGCACCCCGCTGGAGGTGGTCGCCATCCTGGATCGCTATGTGGAGATCGGCAAGGAAGGCCTGAGCAACGTGGTGGTCAAGGATGCCACCGATACCACCACCTACGTGGCCGGTACCGACTACATCCTCAACGCCCGTCTGGGCATGATCAAGGCTTTGTCCACCGGCAGTATCCTCGCCGGCGCCACCCTCAACGTCTCCGGCGACTACGCCGAGGTCAATTACCAGCAGATCACCGGTGGCAGCTCGCCGATCATCCGCGCGCGCCTGGTGCTCGACGGCAAAAACTACGTCAACGGCCGCAACTGCAAAGTGGTGGTCAAAAATGCCCGGCTCAAGCCCAGCACCGAAGTGGACTTTTTATCGGATGATTTCCTGCCGCTGGAGCTGGAGGGGGTGTGCGAGATCCCCGAGGGTGACGATACCGCGTTCGAGATCATCTATTACGACGCCTAACTATCGGGCGGCCGCAGTGCCGCCCGGCTTTTAACGGAGATGCCAAATGAAAAAGAGCAAGATCATCCAGTTTGACGGCCAGGAAGTCACGGTTAAGGAGCTGACCGTCGAGCAGATCGCCGACTGCATGGACGCCGTGGCCGCCGGCAAGGCCGACAGTCTCGACCTGCTGTTTGACGGCCGCCTGCCCAGCGAGGCGGTGGTGCGCGCCACCGGTATCGAGCGGCTGGAGCTGCACAAGCACAGCCCCTCCGTCCTGGAGCAACTCTGGAATGCGGCCGAGGAGGTGAACCCTTTTTTTCTCGGGATGGTGCGGCGCATGCTGGCGGCCGCGCCGAATCTGTCCGCAGCAGCCTTGAAAAACTCTGCGCGCAGCTAATGGGCTTGGGCTATGTCGCGCCCTGGAGCTGGGGCGGAAGCTTTTTTTTGAGGATAATCAAACATGTCGGCAGCCGCTGAAAAACACCTCAAGCTCGTTATCTCGGCCTACACCAAGGGCGCCGAGACCGGCCTGAAAAATATCCAGGGGGAGTTCTCCCGGCTGCACTCCGACGTGCCGGGGGTTGCCAAGGCTCTGGAAGCGGCCAGCCGGGCCCTGGACGTACGCACCATGCGCTCGGTCAACCACGAGGTGGCCGAGCTGCGCAAACAGTACGCCCTGTTGCGCGACAAGGGTGTGCTGTCGCAAAAGGAGTTGGCCCAGGCGGCCGCCAACCTCAAGGCCAAAACCGCCGCGCTGCGGGCCGAGTATGCCCAGACCAACCGCACCCAGCAGCAAGGCATCGCTACCACCGCCAACCTGACCGGCCACGTCAAAAAGCTGGTGGCTGCTTATCTCGGTTACCGCACCATCACCGCCGTGATCGGCGGGATGGTCACCGCCGCGCGCACCGCCGAGCAGTCGCAGTTTAACCTCGCCACCTCGGTTGATGCCGCCAACCGCGAATTCGACAACGTCGGCAGTCTCGACCACTGGAAGGGCAAAGTCGGCGAGATGGCCGCCGCGCTCAAAATCTATTCCGAATCCGAGGTCGCCGGTGCCATCGCGCGCACCGTCGACATGACCAAACGGCTGGGGCTTTCCTCTGAACAGATGGAGATATTGACTCTTCGCGCCGCCGACCTCGGTGCCGGAAAAACCGATCTCGAAGGCTCCATCGAGCGCGTCACCGCCGCCCTGCGCGGAGAGGCCGAAAGCGCCGAGTTTCTCGGCCTGACCCTCAACGAGACCTACGTCGCCAGCTGGCACGCCACCCATAACGCCCACGGCCGCGCCTGGAAGGATCTGACCGATCTGGAAAAAGCCCAGGTGCGCTACCAGGTGTTGCTTGAGCAAAGCGACGGCGTGCAAGGCAAGGCCGCCGCCAGCGCAGGCACCCTTGGCGGGGCCATGCAGCAGATTAAAAGCGAAGTGGCCGACGCCATCGCCAACAACAAGGATTTCAACGCCGCCATGGTTACCTTGGCCGCCACTATCCGCGACAACGCTGGAGAAATCGGCGAGTGGGCAGCGGATCTGGCCACCGGCATCGGTAAGGTCGTCGAGTTTGTCGCCGAGAACAAAACCCTGATCCTGACGCTGGTCGGTGCCGGAGGCACCCTCTACGCCGTCAGCGCCGTCGCCGGTGGTATCCGCAACGTGGCCGCTGCCATCGATGCGCTGCGCAAAGCGAAGATGGCGCAGTTGGCTGTCGAAACAGCCGGCGGACTTGGTCAGATGGGAGCCGCTACCGCTGCCGTTGGTACATCCTCCGGTTCGCTGCTCGCGTCGCTTATCCCGATGGCTCCCCACATTGCCCTCATCGCGGCAGCTGTGGCTGGCACCGCCGGCATCGTCAACGCCTATGTGCAATGGTCTATCGCTGCCGATGAAGCCGAAATGGCCCATGACCGCCTGATGACCGGCGTTGGGGACACCCTTGAAGAGTTCGGCAAATATAAAGATTTTCGCCTGCCGGGCCTTAACGGAAAAACCATCGAAGATCTGCAGGCCATCCAGAAAGAGCTGGCAGGTACGCACAATTACTGGACCAACATGGTCATCGACCTGCAGGACCGCTCCCAGCAGACCAACTGGCTCGGCCAGTTGACCGATGACGCCAAGGCCGCCGCGGCTGAACTGCCTAAAGCCACAGCCCGCCTGCAGCAAGTCAAGGACGAACTCGGACAGGTCGGCACCGCCCTGCGCACCGCCGGTGACAGCGGCACCCAATCGCTGCTGACCATGGAACAGGCCCTGGATAAAGTCCACAACGCGGTGCTGGCCTATCACGAAAAGCAGGATCTGCTTACCGCCGCCATGGCCCGTTCGCGAGACGAACAGGGCCTGCTCGAAGCCGAGGTCAAAAAGCTGGCCGACGCCTATTATGAGGCTGCCGTGGCCCTGAAAACCACTCAGGCAGGAACCGAGGAGCACGCCAAGGCTCTCGAGGCCAAGCTCAAAGCCGAAACCGATTACGTGGCGGCGGTCAAGCAGTTGCAGCAGTACCAGCTGCAACAGCAGTCGCAGCAATACGCCGACGAAGAAAAAGAACTGCAACAGCACCTGGAGCAGCAACTGCTCGACCTGGAGGAGTCGCTCGAACTGGAGTGGATCACCCAGGCCGAATACAACCACCGCAAAGCGCAGGCCGAACAGGATCTTGCCCAGGCGGTTGTCGATATGCGCCGCGAAGCCGCCGAGCAATCGAAACGGATCTACGGCGAGGATAGCCACGAATACCGCCAGGCCCGCGCCGCCATGGTCGACGCCGAGATGGCGCTGCAGCGCGCCGTGCGTACCACCAAAAACCGCTGGGAAGAGATGATCGGCATCTCCGACACCAGCCGCCGTGCCGGAAGCAAACTCGCCGCCACCCTGAACGAGGTGGGCAAGGCCGGTGCCGATGCCGGAGATGAGGCCGCCGCGGGGCTGCATAAGATCGGCAGCGCAGCCAGCACCGCCAAGGGCAAGGTCGATGCGCTGAACCGGTCGCTGGTCAACAGCAAGGATGGCGGAGGGACAAGCACCGAGGGCGGGACGATCACAGGCGGCAACTCAACCAGGAGCGTTGCCCAGTGGTTCGGTGATCAATGGAGCTCTATCACCAAGGGTATGCAGGGATTCAAATCCCTGGACGAACTGGCGCAGTACGAAAACAAATACCGTAAGGAAATTTACCATCGAACCGCCAAGGGTAGCTGGATGTCCGACGCCTTGCGCAAGCACACCGCCGACGCGGTGGCCCAGCGGCGCATCGAGTTGGGCACTCAGGCCGCGGCCCAAACCGCTGCCGCCGTGGCAGCCATCCAGGCCCAGTCGCAGCAAGCCTCCGGCCCCGTCGCCCAGGCGGCCCAGGGCGCTGCGCGCACCGTCACGGTGCAGTTCAAGGCGCCCGATGGGCGCACGGTGTCCGGTCAATTCGGCGATAACGATGCCGGGCGGCTGCTCGATGTGCTGCGTCAATCCGGGGCGGTGACCGCATGATTACCCTCGACGCATTGACTCTGCCGTCCGACCTGATCTGGACCGACGAATATCGCTGGAGCCCGGTGGCCCAGCAGGAAAACGTCACCATCGATGGCGCGCTGGTGGTGCAGGCCATGACCCAACAGCTAGGGCGCCCCATCACCCTGGCCGGCGGCGAGACCTACGCCTGGGTGCGTCGCGACCTGCTGGACCAGCTGCGCGCCAAGGCCGGCACCGCCGGGCTGGAAATGACCCTGACTTTAAACGACGGCATCGCGCGCAGCGTGGTGTTTACCGGCGAGCGACTCACTGCCGATCCGGTCTGGACGGTGTCCGATCCGGACGATGATCAACCGTATGTCGTCACCCTCTTTTTTCGCGAGGTAGCATGAGCATTTTAAAGACCGACATCAAACTGATGGCCTCCGAGCGTCTCACCGATTACGATGACGGCGGCGGCGAGATGACCGGCACCGAGGTCACCGACGGCGAGGTCAATAACCTGTTTCCCGATATCTCGCGGCTTGATCGCGTGTATGGCCGCGTCAGTCTGCGCAAGGGTTTTTTGGCGGTGATGACCGACAATCCCGATATGTACTACGGCAGCCACGCCATCATCACCGATCCGCCCGACGACGACAACGTGCATGTTACCCTGTTTAGCACCGGTGATTTCTACGATGAGCGCCTCGACTCCAAGTCTCACCTCGAAAGCTACGTGGCCATCGCCCAGACCCTGGCGCTGCGCCTGCTCGGCGATCAGCTGGAAGGGCAGCGCACCATCATCGCGTTTCAGTCTCCGGATGGGCCGTTGCCGCGCGTCAGCGAAACCCTGGTGCTGCGCAACAGCGTAACGCTGGAGCAGCAATTCGTGCGGGTGCAGGGCGTCAGCGCCGAGCGTGCCAGCTATGTGCACAGCACCTTTGGCGCGTTCAGCGTCGACAAGGTTACCATCGAGCTCAGTGCGCCGTTGCAGTACACCTTCCCCGGGGTGGATCCGACTCCCTATGTCGGCACGGCCACCACCCGCGTGCATGCCACGGCGGTGGCCGACGCGGCGCGCTATTTTGGCGTGTCGCGGCTCACCGAACCGGCCAACTCCGGCGGCATGACTCTGCAGGTCGACAGCATTTTTAACCAGCTGGTGCCGACCAGCCAGGTGGAGACCGCCGTGGTCGATCAGCTGATTTTCGGCTCTGGCACCACCATGGTCGCCTGCGGTGCGGCAGGCAGTTTGATCTGGTCCGGAGTGCGCAGCAACACCTCCGCCGTGATCCACCTGCGCTCGGGGATATTGCCCGGGTCGTTGGCGTTGACCATCGACGGGCACGATTTTGTCGATAAAGACGGCGAGCTGGTGGCCCTGGTGGAGGATGGCGGCTACAGCGCGGCCATCGATTACAGCGCCGGGCGCATTACCTTGGCCGGTTCCGGCACCTGGAGCCAGGCCGTCAGTCTGAGCGCCACCCCGGCGGCCGCCGTCACCGAGGCGCAGCAAAGCCTCGAGATCCTGATCGAGATCAGCAACCGCGCCTGGAACTACACCCCCAACCTGCAACCGCTGCCGGCGCCCGGCACCCTGACCGTGGATTATATGGCGCTGGGCAACTGGTACCGCCTCAAGGACAACGGCCGGGGCGAGCTGGTCGGCCTGGAGTCCGGCATCGGCACCGGCACTATCGATTACGCCAGCGGTTCGCTGGTGCTGACCGTCGGCGCTCTGCCGGATGTCGACTCCAGCATTATCCTCACCTGGGGCACCGGTATCGAAACCAAAGCGCGTAACGGCGAAATCGACGGTGAGGAAGTCATCATCGCGCACGATCTGCCCCACCAGGGCATCGAGCCTGGCAGCTTGACCATCACCTGGGGCGGCGGCATGTATACCGCCACCGACAGCGGCGCGGGCACCCTGACTGGCGATGCCACCGGCACCATCAGTTACGGCGCCGGGCGTATCCGCTTCACCCCGACGGTCATCCCGGCCAGCGGCGAAGCTTTCGAAATCAGCTACCGGCAAGAGCTTGCCGACAGCGCCACCATCATGGCGCTGACTCCCAACGGACAACAGGTCAGCTTCACCATCCCCAACGCGCCGTTGCGCCCCGGAAGCGTAAGCCTCGAGTGGACCGTCGAACAGGTCAAAGAAGTGCTGTCCTCCGGCGCCATCAACACCCGCGACGTCACCAAACGGGCCCATGACGATGGCTCGGGCAGCCTGATCGGCACCCAGGGCAGCATCGACTACGCCACCGGCGCGGTAACGATGGTGGCCTGCGACGACTACCAATACGACAAATGGTCAACGGTGGCTTACGATGCCGGAGGCAATTTCGGCGGCGGAAATCGCACCGGTTACAAAGCCGTGCGCACCACCATCAGCGCCTCGCAAACCACCCCGGCCGCCGTCATCGCCCGCTACCAGCAGGATGTCGTCGCCGACTGGATCGATCAGACCGACAGCCTCAGCGCCGGCACGCTGCAGGTCGACCTGACCCCGGCCACCGTCGAGCCGATTGTCCCCGGCTCGGTGCTGTTCGCGTTGGCCGGCAGTCTCTACTATGACAGCGCGGGCAGCCTCTACCGTGACCGCGACGATGCCACCGGCGCCGGCACCCTGGTGGGCTCGGTCAATTACGAGACCGGCATGGCCAGCCTCGATCTGTATCCGCAACTCAATACCACCGCTGTTACGCTGCACACTCTGCTGACCCGCAGTGCCGGGGACACCCCCACACAGGGCATCTTCCGCCTGTCCGGCGCGCCGGTGCGCGACGGCTCTTTATCTGTGCGCGCCAGCCTGCCCGACGGCACGCCGCTATCGGCCATGGCCGGCACCGACGGTATCCTCAGCGCGGATCGCCTGGAGGGCACCATCGACACCGCCGTCGGCGTGGTGCGGCTGTTTTTCGGCGAGCTGGTCACCGCCGCCGGCAATGAAGCCGAGCCCTGGTACGATGCCGATCTGGTGCAGGATGGCCAGATCTGGCAACCCTATGGCGTGCTGGCCGAAACCGCCCTGTATAACGGCGTGGTCTACAGCTACCTGCCGCTGGACGCGGAGCTGATCGGCATTGAACCGGTACGCCTGCCCATCGACGGGCGGGTGCCGATCCTGCGCTCGGGGGATGTGGCGGTGATCCATCACACCGCCGATCAGCTGTTGCCGGACAACCTCACCGCCGGGCAGCAGATCGCCCTGGACCGATCCAATCTGTCGCGGGTGGAGCTGCGCGACCAGACCGGCGCCCTGGTCGACGAAACCCTCTACAGCGTCGAGCTGACCGCCGGCAGCGTGACCATGGCCGATCCGCTGGATCTGAGTGCCTACACTCAGCCGCTGGTGGCCGCCCACCGCATCGAGGACATGGTACTGATCAGCGAGGCGCAGATCAATGGCCTGCTGCGCACCGTCGGGCCGATCACCCACGATTTCCCCGCCGATGAAACGCAGGTCTCCGGCGCGCTGATCTTCGGCGACCTGGCCGCGCGCATCGTGCGGCAATTCACCCAAAAGACCTGGGACAACATCTGGCAAAATACCCGCAGCGGCGACGATACCACCGCCAAATACGACAGCCTGCATTATCCCATCGCCGTCACCAACCGCGGCGCCCTGGCGCAGCGCTGGTGCATCAAGTTCACCTCCGCCACCACCTTTGACCTGATCGGCGAGCAGCTCGGCGTCATCGCCAGCGGCACCACCTCGAGCGATGTGGCGCCGATCAACCCGGCCACCGAGGTGCCGTATTTCACTATCGATTATCGCGGATGGGGCAGCGGCTGGGCGGCGGGCAACTGCCTGCGCTTTGACACCAGCGCGGCCAACGCCCCGATGTGGCTGGCGCGCACCACCATGCCCGGCCCGGTGGAGGAGCCGACCGACAATTTCACCCTGCAAATCCGAGGAGATGCCAACTGATGAGCACTGTACGCGTGTACAAATCCACCGATTCCGGCGCGCCGGCGCACCCCTCCGCCACCCGCGGCAGCATGGCGGCGCTGCTGCGCGCCTGTCTGGTGACCGGCTACGGCAGCGGCGAGGATTTTAAAGCCCCGGCCGGCTGGGAGGAGCCGTTTGCGGAAGCTGGCGACGTCGCCTGTTTTCGGGCGCTTGAAGGGGCCCGGCAGTTTTATCAGATCGATGATACGCAGGCGGATGCGGACGTGACAGTGATGCGCTCTTTTGAGTCCATGTCCGATGTAGCCACTGGGCAGGGCCAGTGGGGCAACGAATATTTCGGAAAGTGGTATAGCGCGACCTATCCGGGCACGGCATGGATTGTTGCCGCCGATGAGCGCACGGTATATGTATGGCTTATGTCGAGAGGTGGGATGATACCCCATGGTTTTGGCGAGTATGATTCGCTGCTTACAGATGACCCTTACAACTCTTTTGTAGCTGGCCATGAATCTCCCGGGTATCTTCCGTACAGTTCATCCACTGCGGTGGCACACCTATCGACCTCCCAACTTCCTGGTAACATCGGGCACAACTTCGACGTACATAAGAGTTTGTGCGGCGTATTTGGGGCGCAATCAAATGTCGTTGCCATGGGGAGGAGGGCGGGTGTGATAGGCAGCGATGGCTCTTGGCTAAGCCAGCCTGACATTGACGGTCTCAATTTCATGACTAGCCCGCTTTTTATCAGTTGTAGCACGGCGGACGAAAACGGCCTGTATCTATACCGAGGAAAATTTCGTGGGCTGTTTGCTCCGATGGCATCGCTGCCCGTATCCGATGGCACAGAAATAACGGTGGACGGCAGGGTGTTGTTGGCCATAAACCATTGTCCATATACGAGCTCGTATGAGGGCCAGTTATTGTTGGACATCACCGGGAGTTGGGATTAATGGGAGCAATAAGCACGGTCTGGGGTTTGACTTCCGGAGCCGCTTTTGAGGTCCGGCCCCATCGCCTCGCAGGCCAAACCCTGCTCGACGGCCAACCGGTACAGCGTCGCGTCGAAGTGCGAGACAGGCGTACCTTGGCCTACATCATCAGCACGGTAAGCGGAGCTGACGGCACATTTGCTTTCCGGCATCTACCGCCGCAGGATCTGGCACACCCCTACATTATCACCTGTTTCGACGACCGCGACACGGAGTACGGCAACGCCCTGGTATATGACCGTGTCTACCAGGTCGACGACGCCGGCAACCCGCCGCAAACCTAAGGAGCACCCATGGCCACCTCGGAATATCTCGAACAACAAATACTCGGCCATCTGTTGCGCGCCACGACGTGGGTCAAACCGGCGGGGATCTGGCTGGCGCTGCTCACCGCGCTGCCCACCGACGCAGGCGGGCTGGTCGAGGTGGTGGCCGCCGATTATGCCCGGCTGGCCCAGGGCCCGGACGATGCCATCTGGATCCCCCGCGAAACCGACGGCGCGCACGTTAACGCCGCCACCATCCTCTGGCCGGAGCCGGTCAATGACTGGGGCGAGATCAAGGGTGCCGCACTGTATGATGCGTCAACCGGCGGCAACCTGCTGCCCTGGGCCGCGCTGGCCGCCAGCAAAACGGTCACCGCCGGTGGCCCGGCGGTGATGATCCAGCCAGGTAGCCTGGTGATCAAGATGAACGATGCCTGATCTGTTGTTCCTGGCGGCATCGCAGCCGGTCTATAGCGCGCCGCCGGGGGATGCCCTGACCTTTGGTTATGCGCCGGATGGCGGTCGTCTGCTGTTCGCCTTCCGGTCGGTGGTCTACGTGCCGCCGCCTGGCGATAGCATCGTGTTCGGTGTACCCGGGCCGCCGACCGACGATGGCCCGCTGGAACTGGCGGCGGTTATCGATCTGGGTATCGGTGCGGCCGCCGATCTGCGCACCGTGCATCTGCTCGCGGCCACGCTGGATCTGGCCCTGCAGGTGACGGCCAGCATCGGTGGCGTCATCGCTGTATCCGCCGAGGTCGATCTGGCCGTGACAAGCGCAGCCGCAGCCATGCTGGTAACGCCCATGGCCGCCGCGATGGACGTATCCCTGAGCGCCACTGCCGCGACGGCCCCGAGTTGGTATGTCCCGGCCCCGTTCGGCGGCAGCTATCGCGCCCGCTGGACCGATGGCGCACGCACCGAGCACCGCACCGGGCATCCGCACCGGCAGGCCCCGACGCTCGAACCACGCACCCATCTGCCATGGGGCGAGCAACAGCCGACGCAGCAAGCCGTGCGCCAGCCGTGGCAGGCGATCCCCGATCGCAGCCGTCCGGTCTGCTCGCCCTGGACAGAGCTGCAGCGCCAGCCGCAACGCGCTGCCGGCATGCCCTACGCCCATCCGGCCACCAGGAACCGCGAGCGGATGGAGATCCCCTGGGGCGGGGTGCTGGGTCCCAGCATGGCCCGGCTGATGGCCGGGTACTGCTATCCGGCCAACAATGACGATGCTCGGGTACTGCCGTGGGACAGCCTGCAGGATCTCGCCCGGCAGGCCTCGGCACTCTACGGCGCCCCGCCGGCCAAGGATGTGTTGATCCCCATCGTCAGCGGCCCCAACTGGTACCCGCGCTGGTGCATCAACCGCTACGATCCACCACGAGGCGATCAGCTCCTGTTCGACGCCGGCAGCGGTTATCTGGTCCCCGCAGGGGATGCGCTGCTGTTTGCCGATCTGAGCAGCAACTACCCGCGCCACTGCTTTGATGGCACCTGGACCGGCCCCAAGGATCCGTACTGGTACAAGCCCCGGTCGTGGAACATCGCCCGGCCCAACATCCGGAGAGTCTATTACGTTATGAATACCGTCAGCCTCATCCGCCTCGCCGACAGTGTGCCGATCCCCGTTGAAAGTCTGCAGATCGGCACCGACCGCGACAGCTGGGCCTGGAGCCTGAGCGCCACCCTGGTGCGCAAAACCGACCTCGATCTGGTCCGCCCCACCGGCGGCGCCCCGGTGGAAGTCGAAGCCACCATCAACGGCCTGAGCTGGCGCTTCGCCATCGAGGAATACGGCGAGGATGTCCGCTGGGGACAACGCGCCTACACCGCCACCGGTCGCAGCCTGTCCGCCTACCTGGCCGACCCCTACAGCGCCCCGCGCGATCTCATCCAGACCCAGCAGCGCACCGCCCAGCAACTGGCCGAGAATGAGCTGACCGACACCGGTTTCAGCGTCGCCTGGAGCCTGCCGGAATGGCTGGTCCCCGGCGGCGTCTGGAGCTACCAGGGTCAAACCCCCATCCAGGCCATCGCCCAGATCGCGGCCGCCGCCGGCGGGGTGGTGCAATCGCACCCCTTCAATCAGCAGCTGCTCATCCAGCCGTGGTACCCGGCCCTGCCGTGGAACTGGGGCGCCGTCGCCATCGAGGCCGTGGTGCCGGCCGCCATGATCGACAGCCGCCGCGGGCGCTTTGAGCCCCGCCCGGCCTACACCGGCGTCTACTGCCGCGGCCAACAGCAGGGCGTCACCTGTTTTGTACGCCGCACCGGCACAGACGGCAGCCGCCTCGCCGGCCAGCAGGTCCACGCCCTGATCACCGCCGTCGAGCCCGGCCTGGCCCTGGGTAAAAAGATCCTCGCCGACAGCGGCGCGCGGAGTATCGAAACCATGAACCTGCCGCTACTCGACAACCCGGGCCTGCTCGTACCCGGCAGCCTCATCGAGATCCAGGACACCACCACCTGGCGCGGCCAGGTCATCCGCACCAACATCACCGCCCAACGCCCGGCCGTCGCCCAAACCATCGACGTGCTGCGCTATCACGGGAGCTGAAAATGAATTTATGGAAACGCTTTCAGGATCTGCTGCCTAAAGAACCACTGCTAGTGGCCACCGTCACCGCCCACAACAGTGACGGCACCAGCACCGTACAATTCCCCGGCGGCGGCTATGCCCTGGTCAAAGGGCAGGGCGTAGCAGTCGGACTGACAGCCTATGTGCAGGGCGGGTGGATCAAGGGCGAGGCACCGGAACTGACGGTGTATGAATTTGAAGTGTAATAGGTGGCATAAAGATCAGTCGGAAAACTCAATATTAAACTGAGCTTAAATGAGTTCTATCGAAATTCATTCTGGCTAAGTGGGAGATAGCCGAAGGAAAGAGGGGTAAGAAAGAAAAAACGAGGGAGCGGTCGGGAGGTGCTGGAACACCACCCGACCGCCCAACCCACAGTAAACAGGACTGTGAGCCAGGCCGAAGACTCCCTCCCCGCGACGTCACGGCGGGAGGAGCCTATCACAATCAGACAACTCAAGACAACAATAGAGGCTCATGATGTCCAGCAAACCAATTATTCCCTGGATCGGCGGCAAGCGTAAACTCGCCGATCACATACTGCCAATTTTCCCGAACCATAAGTGTTACGTAGAGCCGTTCTGCGGAGCGGCCGCATTATTCTTTATCAAGCAGCCGTCAGAGGTCGAAGTCATCAACGATGTTCATGGCGATCTGGTCAACCTTTATCGGGTTGTAAAGCACCATTTGGAGGAACTTTACAAGCAATTCAAATGGGCCTTAACCAGCCGTCAGAATTGGGAGTGGCTACAGATCACACCACCAGAAACGCTAACCGACGTGCAGCGAGCGGCACGGTTTCTCTACCTGCAAAAACTGGCCTTCGGCGGTAAAGTGGACGGGCAATCCTTCGGCACCGCCACCACCAGCCGGCCCCGCTTCAATATCTTCACCCTGGAGCAGGATCTGGCCGATGCCCATTTTCGTTTGTCCAACACAACCATCG